GTTCGAAGAGGGCGTGGATTCACAGGCTACGATATAAGAATACAGAGACTTTGGCAGGGGACGATATACGATTGCTGGAAGTGGGAACAGAAATTACACAAAAAATACAAGAATGACAGACATAAAACACAACACCATTTTGGAGGGCATACGGAGTGCTTCTCAATGGAGAGCAAAATATTGGAGGACTTCCCCAAAAAGAATGAGATATTTAGGGATTAGTGAAGGATTTCACAATGCAGCATACGCTGTAGTGAAAGATAACAAGATAGAGTTTGCTACAGAGATAGAAAGAATAACAAAAGAGAAGAATGATAAAGTCATACCAGACTGGCATTTTAACGTATTAAAGGAAAGATATTATTATGATAAAACAGTATTTTACGAAGATACTCGTTTCAAAAATGCAAGACGAGAAATGTACGGAATGGCTAAAGCAACGCCGTGCAGAGAGTATGATATTGGAAATATATTTCACCATGAAAGCCACTACGCCAGTGCTTATTTTACTGCTCCTTTCACTCCTGACAGCACAGTTGTAATTGATGCGATTGGAGAATTTGATACCGCAAGTATTTGGGTAAATGGACAGAAAGTTTGGAACAAAACTTATCCGTGGTCGCTAGGATTGTTCTATAGTGCAATCACTAAAAGAATAGGACTTAAACCTAACGAAGATGAATACATAACTATGGGCATGGCTGCTTATGGAGAGCCTTGTATAGATATGAGTGAAGCTATACATGAAAATCATCATAAAGGTATTCCAGTGAAAAAATGGTTTTGGCATGCACCTCAAGATATAGCCGCGTCAGCACAAGCTCAGCTAGAAACAGAGCTACTAGGTATCTTTGCGATAGCTAGAAAGTACGGTCCCAATGTGGCTTATGCTGGTGGAGTTGCACTTAACTGTGTAGCAAATAGTAAGATTCGTGGAATGTTTGATAATATGTGGATATTTCCAAATCCAGGCGATGCAGGCAGCGCACTAGGTTGTGTACTAGCCCATACAAAACAAAAAATAGAATTTAAAGATACTTTTTTAGGATATGATATAACAAGAAGTATCAATCCTAGATTAGTAGTAGAAACACTACTTAAAAGAAAAATAGTAGGAGTTGCAAATGGAAAAGCAGAGTTCGGGCCTCGTGCGCTCGGTAATCGTAGTCTTCTTGGTGATGTTCGTTACGATATTAAAGATACAGTCAATACCATCAAGCGAAGACAAAAGTTTCGTCCTTTTGCTCCCGCGATATTGGAGGAATATGTAGATGAATATTTTGAAGGACATACAAATGAGTATATGCAATATGTGGCAAAAGCTAAGCATGATTATGCATCAGTCACTCATGTTGATGGAACAGCAAGGGTACAAGTCGTTAGAAAGGATTGTACATCAGCACTGCGACCTATACTAGAAGAATATTATGAGAAAACAGGAGTACCTATGTTATTGAATACAAGTTTAAACATTAAAGGGAAACCTATGGTAAACACCGAAGAAGATGCATCTAGATTTCAAGAATTATATGGAGTAAGAGTATTTTGATTTATTGGAACGGGTGTAGTTTTGTGCGAGGTATGGAAGTTGAGAATAGACCTGAAGATATCTTTGCAAATATTGTAAGTAAAAAATTAAACCAACCTTGGTGGGATAACGCTAAGATTGGTGGCAGTAATGATAGAATCTGGAGAACTACAGTAGACGATATGCTTCGTAGTCCAGCAAAATTAGTTATTATTGTATGGTCAGGATTAAACAGATTTGAGTTTTTAGATAGAAGAAATACTTGGAGAAGTGCAGTTTGGGTTAAATATATGTTTGATAAAATTACACTTAAAATAAGTGACCAATCAGAAGTGCATTTTCATCCTACTATGAATTTACAAGAATGGGAAGCAATAAATAACTATGCTGTAACTGTTAGAAATATGAAGTATAATTTATTGTATAGTTTACACTATATGTTAAGTACAAAATATTTTTTAGAAGCAAAAGGAATACCTTATCTATTCTACAATATGTCAGACGGACAATTCAATCCAAGTAAAAAGATACTAGATGAAGAAAGAGTTGAAGGTGCAAACACCTTATGGAAAGTACAACATATGAAGTTAGACGACTATATGAGAGAATTACCACATATGAAAACTGAAGCGTTTTATGATATGTGCAAAAGAAAAAACGTACCATTTGGACCAAAAGATCATCCACTAGAGGAAGGACATAGGTTAATGGCAAAAAGAATCATTGGAGATATATATGATAAAAAATTGGATAAAGTATTTAGTTAAGAAATGGAAGGCTTTGGTCTTTCAGTGGAAGAATCGCAACATGGTTGAGGATACTCATATTTATGAAGGCGAGGACAATTAAATTGTGTTTCAAATTTACTCATCTACCACGGAAAAAATAGTTCTTGACAGCAGCTTAAAAATCCTTTATAATATATGTATATTTTGGAGAGAGAAGCTAAGTGAAACAGATATTACCACCAACTAACTGTCCCGCGTGTGATAGTAAGTTAGAGTTAGTAAACGATCAGTTATTCTGTCGTAACGAACTCTGCTCAGCACAGTGGGGTAAGAAAGTGGAACACTTTGCTTCAACTCTTAAGATAAAAGGGCTCGGACCAGCAACTCTCAACAAGTTGCAAATCCAAGACTATTCGGAACTATTTGAACTTACTGTATCTGATATACAAGATAGATTAGGCAGTCAAAGATTAGCTGAGAAACTCTTTCTGGAGATTGAAAAATCAAAAGAGAGTAAGTTGGTGGATATAATACCAGCTTTCAGCATACCCCTTATTGGTCGGTCGGCTTCTCAAAAATTATGCGATAAAATATCAAACATCGAAGATATTAGCGAGAAAAGTTGTACTGAAGCAGGTATTGGACCAAAGGCATCAGCTAATCTATTGAACTGGTTAAATACAGAATTTTATCCAAATCAGTACTTGACAACACTACCTTTCAACTGGAATAATAAAATTAATAAGAAAAAAGAGGTCACAGGCGTTGTTTGTATCACAGGAAAGTTAAAGTCATATCCGACTAAAGCATTTGCTGAAAAAGTTCTAAATGAATATGGATTTATAGTAAAGAGTTCTCTGACAAAAGACTGTACTCATCTTGTTAATGAGTCAGGCATTGAGTCGGCAAAAACACAGACAGCTCGTGACCGAGGTGTTATAATAATAAGTAATATTAAACATTTAATTGGAGAAAATTAAAAATGGCATTACCAAAATGGACAGACGAAAGAACACAACAATTAGTTGATTTCGTTGGAAGTGAGTCCCCAATCTCACAAGACACAGTTGCTTCAGCAGCTGATGAGTTAGAAACATCTGTTAGATCAGTAAGTTCAAAACTTAGAAAAATGGGTTTCGAGGTTGAATTAGCCTCAGCTTCACAAAGTAAGTCTTTTTCAGACGAGCAAGAAGCAACTCTTAGCACATTCGTGCAAGACAACAGTGGTTCTTACACATATGCAGAAATCGCTGAAAACTTTGAAGGCGGAGCTTTTACAGCTAAGTCAATTCAAGGTAAAATCCTTTCTATGCAGTTAACAGAACATGTTAAACCTGCACCTAAAGTTGAGACTGTAAAGTCATACAACGAACAGGAAGAAGGACAATTCGTATCATTAGTTAATGATGGTGCGTATATTGAGGACATCGCTGAAGCTTTAGGCAGAAGTGTAAACTCAATCAGAGGAAAAGCTTTATCACTCTTAAGAGCTGGTGAAATCAATGCTATTCCTAAGCAGAAAGAAACCAAAGGTTCAAGCAAAGCTGATCCTTTAGCAGGTGTCGACATTGACGGCATGACTGTTGAAGAAATTGCTGATGAAATCGGCAAAACAGTAAGAGGCGTGAAAACAATGCTTACTAGAAGAGGTCTACAATGCTCAGACTATAATGGAGCTGCTAAAAAAGAAATAGGCTAATACCTATTCATTCCTAGGCGGGCTTCGGCTCGCCTTTTTTTCAACTATAAATTGTAAGTGGAGAGACAATTTGACCCTAGAAAGTGCATTACTAAAGCAAATACTTGCGAATGGCGATTTTGAGACTTGGAATGGTCTTAAAGAGCATTACTTTCCAGAAGGAGAGTATCGTAAGTTATGGCGTGTAGTAGATAAGCATGTACACAAATACAACGACTTACCTACATTTGAGGACTTAAAACTAGAAGTTCGTTCACGTGATTTGCAAGAAAAAATATATGCCATAGAAACAGTTGAAACAGATATCGAGTCCATAATCTTATTGGACTATCTGAAAAATCAATTCACACAATCCGAAATCCTATCAAAACTAGAAAACTACATAGACCATCAAGTTGCAATCTCTGACGCTAGAGAAAATATAGACTTGTTGCAAGAAATAGTCGTCCAAGTAGAAGATGCAGTAGATACAAACGATGAAGCAGACGACATGAATAGTGTAGAGTTGTTTGATAGCGATGAGGATTTAGCCAAGTTTTTACCGCTCGGTCTAAATCAAGAATATGACTTAGACTACAAATTCTCTCCCAAAGACTTGGTCGTTATAGGCGGACATCGTGGAGGAGGTAAGTCCTTTACATGTTGTAATATTGCTGCTGCCGCACAAGAAAGAGGCAAGTCAGCACTCTATTTTACTATCGAAATGGATACCAGACAAATGTTGCAGAGAATCTGTGGCATACAGACTGGTATTAATAGTGGTCGTATCAAAGCAAAAAATCTTAATCCTATGGAATGGGATAAAGTTGCTCAATGGTGGGCTGCTAGATTCAGTAATGGAACAGAAGCATATAATGAATGGCGAGATCATCAAGATTTCGACAAGTTTCACTATCAACTTAGTAGAAACAAGTTAGCTGATGCTCCACAAATAGATATACATTACGACCCTTCTCTTACTCTAGCAAAAATTATCAGCGTAGTAAGACAAAAACAAGCCCAGTTACCAAACTTGGGTATTGTAATAGTAGACTATCTAAACCAAGTTAAACGCCATAACGCACCTAGTCGTCAAGGTCAATATGATTGGACCGAGCAAATCGAGATCTCAAAAGGTCTCAAATCTCTCGCACAAGAGAGTAAAGTTCTAGTTCTCTCCGCTTTCCAGACTAATGAGAAAGGAGAGGCAAGATTCTCAAAAGGAATCTTGGATGCTGTTGATGCTGCTTACAGTATTCAGCATTGGGGAGACTCAGAGCCTTGTATTAAGTTTAAGTGTGACAAGATGAGAAGTGGTTCAATTGAGCCGTTCACATCTGAAATGAACTGGGAGACACTAAAGATCGGGCCTCACACAGCCTTAGACCCAGATGAAAAAGCAGAATTAAAAGAAACCATGACAACAGGGGAAGACACATACGACTTATGATATTATACACAGAACAACAACTAGAAGAAGCATGGCATTGTCATTGTGCAGAAATTGCATATACTAATCAAGAATCAGAAATTATGCCAAATATTTCTTTCCCTACTCTAGAAGAATTTAGAAAAATATATGAACAAACAGTAGAGGATATACACAATGGTTATACATGATATAAAGAGTTGTTTTATTCACATTCCTAAGTGTGGAGGTATTTCTATTACTACTGCTTTTATGCGTAAGAAAAATGATAAAAATTTTAATCTTCAACATAGAAATTGGCAAGTAGGACTTAATTCAGATTTTACTAGGCAGAAAGATGGGAAAACTTTCTATTTTAATAATATACATGCAACTTATGACCAGTTAGCAGTAGAACTGCCAAACTATAAGTACTATACTGTAATTAGAAATCCACTAACTAGATGGGAAAGTCTATATAAACATAACTGTGATGAAAATTTTATAGTAGACTGGGATATTATAACTTGGACAAGAAAAGCAATAGCCTCATTAGAAAATGGAGCATACTTTGGTAGTATACAAAACTTAGATGAATTTGAAAGAAGTAGAGTTAGAATGGGCAGTTATCATGTTATGTATTTACCAGCATGGGTATACTATAGAGAGCCAGAGGTAGAAGTACATAGACTAGAAGATCAAACTATTTGGAATAGATTGAAATTGGAAAAAATTACTGCTCATAAATCTAAAACACAAATAGCACCTTATAATAAAGATAGGGTAAAAGAAATGATTTATAATTACTTTAAAAAGGATTTTGAAAGATGGCAGATGACAGAGTAAGCAGAGAAACTGCAGAATTAGTACCTCTTGCAGGACATACTTGGTATGTAAGAAAGATAGGGTGGTTATTAGAGCAAGATAAAGTTAAAGAAAATATTATGAATGTTCCACCAAATGAACCACTTAGGGAAGCATTAAAGAAAGAAGGAGTACGTTCTCCTTTTCTTTGTATGCCTAACTGGTATCCAATAGCAGGTAGTCAAAGACTAAGAGTTCTTAGTGAGATACCTGAACTACATGAACAAGAAGTAAGAGTCTGTAGATTTGATAAAGAGTGGTGGTTACATTACTATCTATGGGCAGATAAAGAGTTTAGAGATAAAGCAGTTGCTGTTTGGTTTCAAATGGCAGAATTAGTATGGAAGTCTATGTACTATGAAGACGACCCAAAATTTAGAGAGTATGAACGAATTGGCGATACGCTAAAGTGGAAACATCATGAAAAAAGGACAGAAAAATAGTTCTTGACAGCAATATAAAAATTTGTTATAATATATATAATTATGATAGCAGAAGAACTTTTACAGAACAAGAAAATTAAATATCGCATTAGTGGACAAGATGCCGTAATCTCGTGTCTGAACCCAGAGCATGATGATAGCAACCCAAGTATGAGAGTAGATAAAGTAACGGGTATATTCAATTGTTTTTCTTGTGGCTATAAAGGCAATCTGTTTACATACTTTGGCGCACCTGCTTCTCCACTAGAAGTTCGTACGCACAGAATCAAAGAAAAAATTAATAAAGTTAAAAGCGAAACTGTCGGTATCCAACTCCCAAAGGATAGAGTCCCTTGGAAAGGTGGTGGAATCAGAAATATATCTGAGGAGACTCTTGCAATATGGGGAGCGTTCACATGGAACGTACCCAATTTTGAGAATCGTATCATCTTTCCAATAAGGGATGTCCGAGGTAAGACAGTGGCTCTGATTGGTAGAAGTCTGGACGACTTTAGTATGAATAAATATTTCATATATCCGAATGGCGCAGAGATGCCGTTCTGTCCAGCAAA